CCGCCCATCAGGGCTAACTTAGCGACTGGACGGTGTCCGGAACTACGGGGGCAAGATCATGCGATTCGCAAGCCAAAACGGCACTTAATTGGAAGAGAACGGGGTGACGCTTTATCTTGCCGTTGCGTTGATCTCAAGCACCTACTTGTTCCTCTTATCATCCTGAAGTCAGTCGTGCTTTAACCTTGCGGCGCGCCATGACGCCCCCGCCGCGCCTGCCCGCTTCGTGGGGCGCAAATTACTACCCGGTCGGCCTACCTCAAAGCCGCACCAATGCACGCAATGCATGGCATTTGGGCTGCATTTTGTATTACGGGAAATTACGAGGTTTTCAGCACGAGCCGCGCATCTGCCGCAGTGCTTGCGACGACATCCAGCCTGCGAGCCATGGGCTTGAGGATTGCATGCACGCAGGCGGCGCTTACCTTGGTGTTCTGAGCAGCGGCCAGCAGTTCGCAAAGCGCTTGAACAGATGCGCTTACATCATCAATCTCATTCTGAAATTGCTCGCTTGCTGAGTTGTTTGCCGCCATAGCTACCTAACAGACACTGTATGTGTGTACAGTATATTCCGCAGTTTACTGTGTAAGCAAACGCTATCTTTTTTGTATCAAGGCCATATGAAGGCGTCGCCGGATGGCGGCATGACTGCCAGAACTGGGCCGAAGGTGGGACGAAAAAAAACGCAGCGCCGTTCAACACGGCCTGCGTTTATCAAAGTCTGAGCGTCAAAGCGGAAAAATGTCCCACTTATGCCCCACCTCCACCAAAAACCATTGAAACTCAATGAGTTACTGGTCCCCCCGACAGGAATCGAACCTGTATCTGTCGCTTAGGAGGCGACCGTTCTATCCATTGAACTACGAGGAGTGACTAGAGATTGTATCCGCGATTTTTCCTGTCTTTCTCTCTGTGGCGCTAATCCAATATCATCCTGTCTCATTTGGTCAGTGATACGGAGTGATACGGTGTATCACTTCATTCGGAGATACAGCGGTGGCAAGCATCACAAAGATCGGTGACAGGTGGCGGGCACTGATCCGTCGAAAAGGGTTCCCATCATATTGCAAGACGTTTGGGACCAAGGCCCAGGCGGAGAATTGGGCGCGCCGCATCGAGTCCGACATCGATGAGGGCGCTGCTCCGCGCGCCGAAAGCGTGCTGGGGAAAAAGCTGCTGATCGGCACCGTGATTGACGCCTATGTGTCGATGAGGGAGGCCTCGGGCAGATCGGTGCGTGATACGTCCAATGAGTACTACACACTGCTGCGGCTCAAGCGCGAGCTGGGAACGCTCGATGCCATGACGTTGACGCCGCAGATCCTGGTTGGCTTCTGCCAGATGCGCGCCGAAGAGGGTGCCGGTGGCTACACGATCAGCATGGATCTCACCAAGCTGAGCACAGTGTTGCGCTACGCAGGCCCCTATCTCAAAGTGAAGATTCCCAATGTGGTTGCCGAGGCGCGGCCGCTGCTCAATCACCTGAAGCTGATCGCGCCTGGTGGTGTGCGTGCGCGCAGACCTGAAACTGAGGAGCTGGACGAAATCCTGGCCTACCTGGTCAAACGGCGAGGCCAGGGCTATGCTGACTTTGTGGAGTTCGCCTCTTATTCAGCGATGCGCCGTGGAGAGGTCTGCAAGCTGCTATTCAGCGAGCTGGATGAAACCAAGCGCATGGTGCTGGTGCGCAACCGCAAAGATCCGCGCAATAAGCTGGGCAACGATATGTGGGTGCCGCTGCTCGGCAGAGCTTGGGAGATTGTCCAGGCGCAGCCGCGTGATGATGTGCTGGGCCGGATCTTCCCGCTGCATCCTCAGACTGTGAGCAAGTATTTTCGAGAGGCGTGCAAAGAGCTGGGCATCGACAACCTGAGGTTGCACGACATGAGGCACGAGAGCACCAGCTTGCTATTTGAGGCTGGTTATCAGATCCCTGAGGTGGCCTTGGTCACAGGGCATAAGAAGTGGGAAAACTTGAAGAGGTACACAAACCTCAGACCAGAGGATTTACATGAAGGCCCGGCCAGCAAGCGGAGCTGACGGCCCGCAGCATTGAGCTGCGGGGCCTCGCTCAAGCGCTGGCCAGGGTGGCGCGCTGTCTGCAAGAGTCGATGTGCTCGGCCACGTCGCGGTAGTCGGCCCATCGCTTGCCGGCATCCATGTAGGTCTTGATGGGCATGGTCCCGTCGCTGACCTTGTTGAGCACAGCGGCTTTGGTGATTCCCAGCACTTCCGCGATCTGAGCTGTATTCAGGCGCAGGCCGTACTTCTCGGTGACGATCATTTGCGTGACCAGACTGCTCATGCTGGTGCTCCTTGTTCTTGTGGCTTGTAGGGTGTCAGGGTGGCCATGCTGTTGTCTGCCTGGTAGACCTCGCCGCCGGCAGACTGCGTGCGTGCAATCAGACGGCGGGCCGCCTGGTGCACTTCACGGGCCGTGAGCTGCTGCAGCTGAAACTCATGCAGATCCACCATTTCGCGTAGGGCGTCCAGTTCGTGAAACTGGACAGCGCTGGGCCGCCAGTTGTCAGCGTGGCCGCTGCGTGCTTGGTAGCTTTCGCAAGCAAGCAACGCGGCGTTGATGTGCTCCTGCAGGCCACGCACGATGCCCATGCGCTCGATTTCTCCAGCGATGAGCATGATCGAGTGCAGCACCACATATTCGTTGTGCGTGGCCACGCCTTCGCTGATGTGTGCAAAAGCCGTGCGCAGCGGTCCCATGGTCTCGGCAACCTCGGCAGGCGTCAGCTTGCTGTTGTGCTGGTTGAAGACCATCAGCGGGTTGCGGCCGCGCTTTGGGGCTGGCTTGAAAAAGTGACGGCGGCTCATGGTCGTGCTTCCTTGATTTTTCGGCCGGCCAGCATCGGCTGCAGCGGCACGCCGATTGCGGCCGCGCGGCCGATGCTGGCTGCAGGAAGGCGGCGCTTTCCGAAGGTGACCGCGCCATAGTTTGCAGCGGCCAAGCCGAGCACGGCCGCAAATTGGCCCTTGGTCAGCCCGTATTCCTTGCGGCGGCGTTCCAGTGCCTCGGCTTCGGTGAGGTCTGATGCTGCTGTGCATGCGTCTGCACGCTGCTTCAGATCCTTGATCAGCGCGGCCTTGGACTCCTGCAGGGTGTCAAAGTCCGCGACCTGCTTCTGGCCGCGCATCAGCAAATAGCCGATCACTTCATCCTGGCCGCTGAATGGTTCATGCAGAGTGGATATTGAGGGCAGATTCATTCGATGGACTCCAGCTCTTCAGTGCCGAAGACTTCCTGAGTGGGCAGTCCCCCGGTCTTGCTGTGGAAAGTGATCTGCCAACCATCTTCAAGGAGGCCTGATACCGTGCCTTCTTTCCACATGAATGCATTGCGCCGCTCCGTCATCCCGGCTTTGAGGACTCTGGCGCGCTTTCCGATGATTGGATCTGCTTCGTAAGGCTCCAGCTCTTCGGGCTTGAACATGGCCATCTCATGCGAGCGCGGACCAAATTTCACCGGAATGTCGCAACCAGGTGCACCCAGCTGGACCACGCCCACGCGGCCGCAGGTCTTGCGCAGCTTGTTGCTGGGGCCGCGCAGGCCGTCCTTCACCCGCACCACGCTGTCAATTGCGAAGCTCATCAGAGGTGCAGCCCCACTCTTCACGTCAGCACTATCTTGGCCAGCGTCCACGGTCGCAGCCTGCGCATCAGCAGGCTGCTGTGCGTCATCGTCTGGATAGGGGAAGTCGTCCTCGATCTCCGAGGCGGGCGGCAGACCATGAGCCGCCTTGGCGGCTACAGGGGCTGCTTTGTTGCCTTGCGCTTTAGCGCCTGATATGGGCGCCTGGGCGACAGCCACAGGCGCCCCTTCGATGCCCTGCGCGGCTGCGGCCGCGCCTGATCCTTCCAACTCCTGCAACGCTTCAGCGATCTGGGCAGACGCATGCGCAGCGCTGGTTTTCGGCACTTCGCCGGCCTGCGCAGCGGGCTTCTTGCCTTTTTTGGCATTGCCTCGCCCGCCATCACCGCCAGCGCGCGCAGCGGGGTGTTGGGGTAGATCGGCCTTTGGGGCGTCAGGTTGAGGGGTGGCAGCGGCCTTTCGGGCGGTTTCGGCCGCGCGCATATTGGCTTTGGCCTTGGCTTTTGCTGCTTCGACATCCACGCCGCAGGCTTCGGCCATGGCCAAAAGCTCGGGGTTGGTGTGGGGCTTGTGGCTGTTCGATTCCCAGTCGTAGCGGTCCCAGTAGCCACGGTCGTGCAGGGCGATGATGCAGCCGGTCAGCAGCTCGGGACTGCTCCAGTCGTTGGCGGCTTGCTTGATTGCTTCCTTGGGAACGACCTTCCCCAGATCCAGCAGCTTGCACAGCAGCTTTGAATCGTCGCCATTGAGCTGGCCTGCCAGGCGCAGGGCCGCTAAGCGATTGCCTGCCTTGGCCATGGGCGTGGCATACCGCTCTACCGCCTGCTCTTCTTGCTGCAGTCGCTTGATGACCGCCTGCAGCACGTCCATGCGCCAGGCGCGCTCGTAATCGTTCTTGGCTTGGGTCTTGGCTTCCTTTTCCTCGCGCTCAGCGCGCTGCAGCGCTTCTGCGGCCAGCTTCTCCTCGGCCTCGGCGTGGCCGGCCATCTGCAGCAGCTGCTGGGCCTGCTCGGGGGTCACGCAGGGTATGAGTTCCTTGGGGTTGTTCGGGTTGGTGATCATGGTGGGCTTGATGCCCGACTGCTCCAGCACCTTGGCTCCGATGGCCTTGCGCAGCGTCTTGCCTTCAATGGGGCAGTCGTGCCGGCTATCCAGGCGCTTGTAACCAGGCACGCCGGTGAAGTCGCTGTAGTAGTTGCCTATCAACTGCTTGGCCTCTCGCTCGCCCAGCACTTCGCAGCCGCGCTCCTGGGCCTGTTTGCGCAGTTGCTCGGCGTGGGCCTGCTCCTTGTTGCGGTAGCAAGGCGGGTTTGTGCACACGTCTGCACTCTTGCTTTCTTCGTCCTGGTCGGCGCCAGTGCGGTGCGGGCAGGTGGTGCATGCGCCGGCAGAAGGGCAAAGGTCTGCGTCCTTGCGGCTGAAAGGGGCCTTGTGCAAGTCCAGCATGTAATTGCCTTTGACGTGCACCTGCACGTCCCGTGCACTGCGCTTTTCATTGCGGTAGTCGGTTTCCAGCGACCACTTCAACGCCTCGCGCTGCAGGTCGAAAGTGGCAATGCGGGCAATGGGCAGGGCGCAGCTGTAATCCAGCTTGCCGTCGCGCATTGCTTCGCGGCCTTCGGGGCACAGGTCCAGGATCTTCAAGCGGGCATAGATGTAGCCCCGGCTTTTCTTGATCTTGTCGGCCACTTCATCGGCATTCATGCCGCTTTCCTTCATCAGAACCTGATAGCCCTCGGCCTCCTCAAGCGCTGTCACATCCTCGCGCTGCAGGTTCTCGATGATCTGCGCTTCCAGGGCCTGGGCGTCCGTCATTTCGCGGACCATTGCCGGGATGTACTCCAGGCCAGCCAACTGGGTTCCGCGCCAGCGTCGCTCGCCGCACACCAGCTCATACTGGGCGGGCTCGCGGCCCTCCTGCTTGGCCTGGGCAATCTCTTCCTGAATACGTGATTCGGGCAGTGGGCGCACAAGAATAGGCTGGTGCACCCCGGTTGCCTTGATGCTCTCGGCCAGTTCGGTGAGCTTGAAGGGGCAGAAGAATTTGCGAGGGTTGGTCTTGCTGGCGATGATGCTGAGCACCCGCAGGTGCAGCATAGCCTCGCCACCGCCGGGCATGGGGATGGCCAGGGTGACGGTGTCTTGGGTGTCGGTCATTTCTATGGACTCCCTCAATGTGTTGTGGCTTTTTGCTTGAGTTCTGCGATCAGCTCCAGATAGTTCTGGGTGAGCGCGGTGGCGTGGTCTGCGCCATAGATCGCCGCAAAGGCTCCGAGCAGCGTGCCGATGGCTGCCTGCAGGGCTTGGTCGAATGCCTCATCGCCGGGGGTGTAGGTATTGGCCAGCGACTGCATGACAAACGTCTCTGCAAGCTGCTTGCCTAAGTTGAGCGGGTCGTTCTTCTTGACCTCAATCGCGGCTACTCGGGTCATGCTGCCTCCTGGGCTTTGCCGAGCTTGGCCAGCAGCGCATAGGCCTGCTTGTGCAGGTGGGTGATGCTGTGGTCGTTGACCAGCTGGAAGTCGGGCGCGAATTCCGCGCCGGTGGTTTCGCTGCTGTGTGCGCCTGACTGGGGGTCGAAGCCGGGGCGCGTGATCTGCCAGAGACTGGCGCCCAGCTCGCGCAGCAGTTCGGCTTCGTTGGCATTGCGCACATCAGTCACCACAAAGCGGTTCTGGCCGTCTCTGTGCGCCCTGACGAATCGCGTCGTGAAAGCATCGAGCCAGTAATGGGGCTCGTTGGCTCGGCGGTATTCTGTGCCCCACCATTGCATGATCTGGCGCGGGCTGCGGGGCGCGCTCAGGTCCAGCTTGTCAAGATGGACCCAGATGCGATTGACAAACTCGTTGTCCATGCAGCGGCGCAAGGCCAGTGCCGACATGGGGTGCTCTTTGGTTTCGCGCTGGGTGAGCAGCTGGATCGACACGTCAAAGGCGCGGCCGATTTCATCGCGCAGCGCATCTGCAAAGGCCAGTTTTATGTAGCCGTGATGTTCAACGAGGTGGTCGGCTACGGTGTCTTTGCCTGCGCCGGCAGGGCCAGTCAGGGCAACGATAACGGGGTCAAGCATGGGCATGTGCTGCCTCCTTGGGTGGGGTTGCGTGGGCCTGCGTGTCGCGGCCGTGGACTTCGATGCGGCTGGACATTCCCAGCGTGGTGCGCAGCTCGGCGATGGGTGCCCAGACCGTTACGCGCATGCCTTTCTTCAAGGCGCGGGCAGCACGGTCGGCATCACCGCGCATTGCGGCTGGGTAGACCTGCTCGGCCCGCACTGGAGCGGTGCAGCGGCCCTCTGTCTGCATGACCAGGCAGAGCACTGGCATGGGGGTGCTGTCAGCGCCCATAGCGCGGGTACGCACCTCGGCGTCCTGCAGCAGCACGCCGCTCAGTTCGATCTGGGTGTCGGTCAGTGCGTTGGGCATCACTGTCCCTTTCGCTTCAAGCCGTAGGTGCGCTCGAATGCCGCCGCCAGGTGTCCGCCGGAGTTGAGGGAGCGAATGCATGCTTCAACGGAACTACTGGGGTTGGCTGCATATCCGCCCTCTACATAACTGACGATCCCGAAGCGGCGAGATTCATCGTCCAGCGCTGTCATCTCCACCAGATGCTTGTCTGCGATCTGGTTGATGTGGGCTTCGATGCGCTGCTTGGCAGCCTTGCACATCGCGTCCAGGTCGAAGGGCTGGCTTTCATCCGCGTTGGGCTGCGAGCCTTCGGCGTAGTCGATGCCGATCAATCGGAACTGCGTCACTTGATGGCGTCCAGGCGCGCAGCGTGGGTTGATGACGGCAGTTACGCGAGGGAGTTCGCCCACTCTGCATGCAATGTCCATGCTGGTGATGGACAGACCTTGAAGGCCCAGAACTTCCACTAGCCTTTGATTGGTCAGAAGTGCGTTGATCATGCTGCGGCCCTCCGTGCGCTGATGCGTTGCGTGTTGCCGAAGCGAACCATTGCGCGGTCGATTGCGGCGCAGCTGCTGGTGGCAAGGGTGGTGCGGCGTTTGCCGCCACAGGTGACGATGTAGCGGGTCAGCATTTGCCCTCCTGACGCCGTTTTGCACGCAGTTCGTGTAGTTCTCGGGCCTTTTGAACAGCGGCGTTTACACCGATGTGAAGGAGCCCGCCGTACTGAATTGCTTTGTCTTCGTCGGCTCGCGCGCATTCGGTTAGTGCAAACTCACCGTCGAGGATGGCGTCCGATACTTTGCTGTTCTTGCGCTTCGACCAGTGCGCGTGCAAGACCTCGGCTGATGCTCGGTTTTCAGCCGCGCACAAGATCCAGATGTCGCATCGGCTGAGGCTCACCATCCAAGGGAGGCCGTGCAATGGGTGTTTGTTTGTGCACACGTGTGCACTCTGTGTGGGCGTAGTCATGCGCGCCCCCAGCGGCGAGTGACCCAAGGCATACCGGGGTGGCCATGCAGATCAACGACCTCGGTCGTTTCATCAATACGAGCCATTGCTTCGGCAAACAGCTGGTCGCGTACTTCGCTGACCCATGCAATGTTTATTGGGCGCAGTACTGGCACCGGCCACCAGCGGCGGTCCATTTGCTGGCTACGCCAGTTGTCGTCATTGGTGGTGCCAGCGACCACAAACTGGCGCGGCGTGCGATGCACTTCAGTGCTGTATGGCGCGCGGTGCGAGTCCTCGTTCGCTGTGATGAACTGTTTGAGATATGCCTTGTCGGCCTTGTTGAATGCAGACAGTTCAGCTACTTCGTAGATCCAGGTGCTATGCAGTGCTGTGGGTTGGGACTGTCGGTAGCTAAGGTCATCTATGGAGTCAGAGAAAAACTGCTTGCCCGCCAATACCTCCAGCAGGGTGGATTTTCTTGTGCCTCCTTGACCTTCCAGCACGGGGCAGTAGTCGAACTTGCAGCCGGGCTTCAGTGCGCGGCGCACCATGCCTTGAAGCCAGTAATGCCCAACGAACGAGAGGTATTGGACGCGGTACATGCCAGAGTTTTCAGGCGATACACCCATAGCGTGCGGCAGCCATGAGTCGAGGCGTGCAACGCCATCCCATGCGGGCAGGCTGTTGAGGTACTCGATAGGGGTTTGGGGTTGTGTGCACACGTGTGCACGGGCTTCTGTAGTGCTCATCCTCTAGTCCTTAGGCAAGAAAAAGCCCGCCTGGTCGGGGCGGGCTGGTCCTGCTGAGCACATGCGGCACCACTCGGGGTGGCTGGTAGGATTGGTTGATTCAGAGGGGAATTGGTATGTTTATAAGCAAGAGCCTGTCGAATGTCGGCATTGTTTGCGGCCTGGCTGTCCTCTTGGCTGCAGGCTGTGGCGACAAGTCTGAGGACAAAGAGTTAACCGCACGCATCGTTGCGCAGTTGGAGGCTCAGAAGACGCCGGAGCAGCGAGAGGCGGAAGCAAAGCAAGCAGCAGAAGAGGCTGCTGCTACCGCCAAGCGCAATGCGTTGACTGCTCGCATGGTTGCAGAGGTCCGCGCTGTGCGCGCTGCAATGAAGAACCCCAAGTCATTTGAGTTGGGGAGCATCATTCACATCGATAAATCAGGCATCAACTGCATCGAGTATCGCGGTACTAACAGTTTCAATGCGGTGGTGCCTGAGTACGTTGCTTTTGCGCCGGATGGGAAGGCTGCCAACTGGAACAAGTCCTGCGCCAACCAATCCGGGATGGATTGGGTGGATCGAATCAAGCCATTGATTTGAATGGTTCAGCGCATTGGCGTGGTGGCAATGCGTTTAGGTTTGCCCTGCACGGGGCAGGGCAAGGCACCTCAAGGTGTGCCGTATGTGCTCAGCAGGTTGTTAACGACCGGGGCTGGCCCGGCCGATGCCGTGGAGCCCGACGCATTGCTGCGACGGGTTGAATTATCGGTAAACCGTTATTTAAGTCAACGGTAAACCGATATTAATTTATTGGGTATCCGATTTTTTATCGGGTCGAGTGCTTAAAAGCGACTCTTGATACGCTTCCTGGGGACTTCGTGCGCACAGTAGTACATCCAGCTGATGTCGTTCGCGTCGAACTCATGGATTTCAGGGTCGTTATAGCTGCCAAGAGTGATGAGCCCATTGCGGCGTGACAGAAGCCTTTTGATCAAGGTTTCACCGCTCTTGAGGCGAACGAAAACAACGTCCTCCAGGTCAATGGGCGCGTTCGGCTCAACGAGTGCGAAATTTCGACTCTCATACTTTGGGAACATGCTCTGGCCGATGACTTCCGCAAGAAAGGCTTGGGGGTCAGCAGATGCAAGGTCTGCATGTTGGTCGGTAATCCCAGTGGGATAGCCCCCATCGGTCCATATTCTTTCTGGCATCAATCCGCCGGCTCCTCTACCGACAACCCATATTTGCCGCACCTTCGCCTGGTTGATGGCGATGCCATGGTCTGGCAGTGGTGCTGGCGTTTCTTGTTCTTCGGATCGCATAGGGCCTATGCCATCAGCAAGCCATTCGGGACGGACCTTCAGCGCCCTTGCGAGCGCAACGGTATAGCGACTGCCTTCCTGCTTGGTTTCGGCCTCAGTGAGTGTGCTTTGAGACATGCCCACCATCTTCGCTAAAGCCTGCTGAGACAACCCAGAGGCGGTGCGAGCCTGGAAAAGGCGAGTGCCGAATGCTGTGCGGATCTTCTCAGGTCTAGTCATTTTTATAGGCTATCCGATAGAACAATCGGAAAACCGTTTACAAAATAACGGAAATCCGATATCGTGACGGCCTTATGAACTGGCCTGAACTTCTCAAAGACTTGCAACGCCACGGCTGGAGTCAGACGGCTATTGCGCAGCGGTGCAAATGTGCCCAATCAACCATCAACGATCTGATGGCTGGTCGGACAAATGACCCACGACATTCAATCGGCCGCGCCATAGAGGCGTTGCACCGGGAGACTGTCTCTGCGACTGCGGGTGCGCATGTTTAGGTCTCTTCGCTTCACCCACCGCCCCAATCGAAGCTGTACAGCTGCCGGGCGTTTTGTCTCCCCGCTCTATCAAGGTGCTGCACGCATTAGCAGTTGCGTGCAGCTTGTTGTGCAGTGGGCGGTGGGCTTTTTTATTCATGTACGCAGTGTCGTTGCTGCGGTGGCGGGCCGAAAGCCTGAAATTTTTCTGTTTCAAGGGGGTGGGCTGTGACCTGCTATCTGTCTCCCAATGCATGGCGCGATGTGCTCTACAACGCGGTGCGCAACACCCCGGGCGGCGTTCCTGCTGCCGCCACCTTCCTGACCGTGCGCCGTGGCCGCAGCATCCACACCGAGACCTTGCGAGCCCGCCTGCGTGGTGTGGATGGCGAGTGGATCAACCTGGAAATGCTGGAACTGGTCACCGAGTGGATGCAGGAATGCCGTGACCCCAACGCATTGAAGTGGCTGAGCACGCTGAATCAGCAGTACGGCATGGCGGCCATGGCCTTGCCCCCGGCCCCTCCTGGCGGCTGGCCCTGCGAGGCCGAGGCCATTCAGAAGAAGTTGCTGCAGCTGGGCGTGGAGGGCGGTTGCTTGACTGCCATGGGCATGCGTGTCCTTGAGGACAGGCGCGTGGAGCCGGCCGAGGCCGAGGAGATGTGCGCCCAGATCATGGACGAGGTGGAGCTGCTGTTGCGCTTGCGTCGCAATGTGCGCCGCGCTGCTGGCCTGGAGGTAGAGCCATGAGACCCGCAGGAGAAATCAGCCTGGCACTGCTGCAGGCAGTAGAGCGCCTATGGACGCCTGAGCGCGGACCAACGCTGCAGGAGCTTGCGGTCGCTGCGGGCGTGGCCAAGGACGCGGCTAGCCAGACCCTCAAGAACATGACGCGCTACGAGCGCATTTTCATTTGCCGAGGCCGCAAGGTGCCTGGGCGCAATCGTCCGGCAGCCGAGTACGCGCTGCCGCATCAATTTCAAGCTGCCGATTCGGCGGGTTTCGGGCTTTCGCAAGCTCTTCAGATCTGGGGGTAAGGGATGGTTGTGGTGCACGTCGCTGGTGTTAGGGACGCCGGCGTGTCGATGTTCTATCAGGGATGGCAAGGGGGTGCTGCATGAACCAGCGCCGCGATGACCTGCCGCCTATTCAATTCGGCCCGCTGCGTAAAGCGCTGTTGGCGAATGCAGAGAATCTGGTGCCGCGTTGGCTGCCTGGTGGGCAGTTTGACGGGCATGAGTACCGGTGCGCCGACTTGAGCGGCGGGCATGGGCATAGCTGCAGCGTAAATGTGAAGTCCGGCAGCTGGGGCGACTTTGCCACGGGTGACCAGGGCAATGACCTGATTGGCCTGTATGCCGCAATCCACGACCTAAGCAATGCCAAGGCTGCCATTCAGGTTGCGCGCGAAGAGAAGCTGGAGAGCGTGGCAGGGCTGGTGATTCAGTCCAGTGGTGCGCCTGTGGTGCCCGCAGCCAACCCGCGCCCAGCACCCGCGCCCAAAGCGGACAAGACTCGGGACCAAGAAGAGTGGAGCACGCTGCGGCCGGTGCCAGGGAATGCACAACAGCCCACGTTCTGGCATAAGCACCGTCAGCTGGAAGACCTAGAGCACAAAGCTGAGTACCGCGTGGGCGCTGATTTGCACGGTTTTGTGATGCGGTACCGAACCAGCGACGGCGGCAAGGATACGTTGCCTCACACGTTTTGCAGTAGTGCCCGAGATGCGTCTCGTGCCTGGAAGTGGAAGACCTGGGATGAGCCTCGGCCGCTGTATTTCCCCAGCCACGAGCTGCCCAATGGGCGCACGGTCATTCTGGTTGAAGGCGAACTCAAGGCGGACGTACTGCAGCAGTTGCTGGATGCAGTGGCCTCAGGCATTTACTGCGTGGCTAGCTGGGCCGGTGGCAGCAAGGCGTGGAAGAAGGCAGGCTGGGACTGGCTTGCCGGGGCCACGGTGTTGCTGTGGCCTGACTGTGATGCGCAGCGTGAGAGGTTGACCAAGGCCGAGCAGGCCGAGGTGAAAGACAACCCTGAGGCGAAGGAAGCCTTGCAACTGACAAAGGCTCTGCTGCCGGCACACAAGCAGCCGGGCATGGGCGCGATGCTGGGCATTGGCGCGCATCTGGTGGCAGAGCAGGGCTGCACTGTGCAGCTGTTGCCCATTCCTGAACCGGGCGAGAAGCCTAGCGGCTGGGACTGCAAGGACGCCATCAAGGATGAAGGCTGGACGGGCGAGGATGTGCTGGCCTTCTTCGGCCGCGCGCAGCCTTTGCCTGCCGTCGATGCGTCTGCAGACGCGCCTGCTCAAGCTGATGCCCCTGCGGCAGCGGCTGGCGGCGGCGGCAAGCCCCCAAAACGCGATGCTCCCGTTGGCACTGACGGCGGTGGTTCTAAGCCGCCCTCGGGTGACCCTGACGACCAGGACTGGCTGTGGGAGTTCTACGACCGCAAGAAGCATCGCTGGGATCTGCGCCGCAGCCTGGTGGTCGCGGCTTTGCAGAATGATCCCCAGCTCCAGGGCTGCGTGGCATTCAATGAGTTGAGCAAGAGCACCAGTGTGCGCAAGGCATGGCCTTGGCCGAATGGCAAGGCTGGTGGCCTGGAGGCCGATAGCACTTTGCTGCTGGGCAAGTATCTGAATGATGTGTATCGCGTGGGCGATGTCTCCACCCAGAACATCAAGGACGGCATTGCCACGGTGGCCTATACGGAGCGCTACCACCCTGTGCGTGAGTGGCTGGCGGGCTTGGAGTGGGACGGCAAGCCGCGCCTGGATAAATGGCTGATCCATGTGCTGGGTGAGTCCCCGGAGACGCTGAAGGCTCCGATGGATGAATACCTGGCGCTTGTCGGCCGCTACTGGGTGATGGGCATGGTCTGGCGGGTGATGGAGCCCGGTTGCAAGTTTGACTATATGCCCGTGCTTGAGGGCAAGGGCGGTCTGCGCAAGTCCACCCTGGGCCGCTTGCTGGCGGGCCGGCCTGAGTGGTTCAGCGACACCAAGTTTGACCTGAGCAGGGGCAAGGAAGCCTATGAACAGGTGCGCGGCAAGTGGCTGTATGAGATCCAGGAAATGTCCAGCTTCTCAAAGGCGGACGTGAATGACATCAAGGCTTTTGTGTCGTCGATGGTGGACAACTATCGGGTGGCCTACGGTGACCAGGCGCAGGAGTTCCCGCGCCAGTGTGTGCTGGTGGGATCGACCAACGATAAGAAGTATCTGCGCGACCGCACGGGCAATCGCCGTTTCTGGCCTGTGCCGGTGCGCCACAAGATCAAGACCGAGTGGATTGAGAAGTGGCGTGGCCAGCTCATGGCCGAGGCCTATGCGCTCTATCAGAAGGGTGGCGTGCGCTACACGCCGACCGAGGAGGAAGAAGAGCGCCTGTTTGTGCCCATGCAGGAAAGCCGCCAACAAGATTCGGCCGTTGATAACGAGCTGTTCAAGTTGCTGACTCGTGCCGCGACTACTGATGCGCGATTCATCAACTGCGATGCTGATCGCGTGGCCGTCAATTCGCTGATCAGGGCCTTGGGCGTTGATATCGGCAAGGCCACCTCTGTCCTGAAAGGGCAGATCGAGGCCTGGCTTGAAAGCAATGGTTGGCAGTTCAAAGGCCGCCAGCGCGTCAATGGCGTGCTTGAGTCGGGGGTGTACTTCCGCCCCGATGTGTGGCCGCCGGCAGAAGAGGCGGAAGCATCTGCATCTTGGACTCAGCAGACGGATGTGACCGCTTCACCTGAAGCAGCGCCTGGCGGTGCAACGACCACCTTTGAGGCCCCACCTTTACCTGCTGGCATTGGCGCAGCGGGTGGCGGCGGATATGGGCCTATGGACGGAGACGATGAGCCGTTCTAACCCTTCTTCTTTTTACATGGTGGCAGCGCCTGAATCGCGCTGCACCGCCCACGTGGCTGGAGGCGAGATTCGCGTCCACGTGGTGGCCTGGGCGATGGTGCGCCCGGCCTGCGGTGCAGTGGCGGGGATGGGCTGCCATGCGCCTATGAGTTGATTCTGTTCAGTTGTTCAGGCTGTTCAGGCGTTTGCCTAGTGCCATATAGCAATCACTACCCCTCTCTTTTGGGGTTGAAGCTGCTGCATTGCCTAGTTGATGACTGTTCAGCCTGGATGACTGAGACAAGCGCATGCCGGGGCGCATAGGCACAGGCGCGCGTGCGCTCGGGCAAATCCGCAATTCCCTCTTATCAATTAACTGAACAGGGTGAACAGATGAACAAAGATGTTAGGGCATCAGTCAAAGTGGGTGGTCAGGGCCAGTGGTCTGATCATGAGAAGTGGTTGATTGAACAGGGGCAGCAGCGCATCAAGACTTTGATGCCTGAGGTGTACAAGACCATTTGCCGGTATGCAGAGAAGGACTCGAATGTGTGGCGCATCGTGCGCTTGGGCCTGATTGGTCGGCCCGATCAGTTCTGGGCCTGCGAGGCAGGGCATGTGGCCGGCGCGCCCTTCACCCAGTTCAAGCGGGCAGTCGAGGTCTCGCGTCTGATGGCCCGATTCGGTTGTGCACACGTGTGCATGATCGCCGGCCACGGTGATCTGGGAGGCACCTGACCATGGCGCGGATCGAGCACATCAAGCGCCGCCTGGATAACTGGGCACTGTGGCGGGCAAGGCGTGACAACAACGGGCTGGGCTTCCCATCGCAGAACATCCTGGCGGTGTGGGGCGCCAGTGTTGAGCAGCCGCAGAAGAACCGCGAGTCAGTCATGCCGGTGCTGCACCTGGAGGCCGAGGAAACGGACAAGGCGGTGGAGTCGTTGAAGGGCGGCAAGTCCCATCTGTATCAGACGCTGCACTGCATCTATGTTCTTGACCTGGGTGTGACGGGCACCGCACGCAAGATAGGCCGCGCTCCTTCAACAGTGCATGCGCAGCTGGATGCTGCAGACCGTGCCATTGATGCCTGGTTGGTGACGCTTGCTCAGGAGAAAGAGCGCAGACGCTCCCACATGCAGCTCCAAGGGAGTTTTACACCATAGAGAGTTGGAGTACATTTGCGGCAAGCTAGTGCTCAGTGCCCCTAACCGCTGAGTCTTTGCCCGGGAACCCCGCCAGTTTGCGCTGTGCGGGGTTTTCTTTTGGGCGCGCTTGAGCCGGAATCCTCAAGCCCCATCAGCTCGCTGAGGTACGAGCGATAAAGACCAACTGGCACCACAGAGGTGGAGTAATGCCGGGCCTTCGCATTACCGAGTGTGGGCGGCGTGTCTGCGTTAACGACACGGTGCTTGAGCTTGCGACTCAGGCGTGAGACATGCGACGGCTGACGCATCAGCGCTGGAGCCGTAACCAGCAAATCTTCAGGAGACATCACCGTGCCGTCAGCTGCCCCGCGCCCTTGCTCTCATCCTGGCTGTGGCGTGCTGGTCCGCGATGGCACGGGCCGATGTCCAAAGCATCCGAAGCAGTCATGGGCCAAGAAGCCCACTGCAGCCAAGCGCATCACGGGCAGGCCACTGCAGCGCCTGCGTGCCGAACTGTTTGCGCGCGAGCCGCTGTGCCGTGAATGCCGGGGCAAAGATGTAGTCAAGCTGGCAACCCAGCGCGACCACATCCAGTCTCTCGAAGAGGGCGGCACCGACACCGAGGACAACGTGCAGCCCCTGTGTGACGACTGCCACGACCTCAAGTCCAAGGCCGAGCGGGCGCGCGGCGTCAAACGGTCATGGGGCGGATATCGATATGAATGAGAGGGATTCTCATTTGAAAACGCGGGCAGGGGGAGGGGGGTGAAAAAAGTTCACCCCGACCCGACCGGAAACCGAGCCCCCAGGCGAACTTTTATGGGAAACGAAAACTACCCCCTGGGGGTTTAACCGAGGACGACCATGACTAGCAAGACTGCGGAGTTTGCGGTCCAACCGCCAGCCGTGGGTGCTGGGCAGGTAACAGGGCTCAAAACAGAAATCGATTCTCCGGCTGCGCCCCAGCAGCTGCAGCTGACGGCGAGCGAGCAGGAGCTGTACGACTACATCTGCGATTCGCTGCGCAAAGCCGGCATCGAGCACATGACAGCCGGCATCCCAATTGCCGTGATCGTTCGCACCTTTGCTGACTGGCTCAAGGCCGTCGAGAAGTGCGAGAAGGAAGGGCGCACCCAGACGTCGAAGACTGGGTGGGTCACTGAAATGCCATGGGCCAAAGATGAGGTCCGCCTCAAGATGGAGCTGGGCCAATGGTTGCCGAAAGCATGTTTGACCATTCCGTCTCTGGCGCGAGTGCGCAAGGACACGGGAGTGCAGGGCGGGCAGGACGACCTGTTCGGCGCACTCGTCGGGCACGCTACCGCCTCACCAGGAAGCACGCCGACGCACTGATACCAGCCCTGCTGCAGCAGTGGGATGTTGAGTACGGTTTGCCCGTGCTGCGCAACGAGATCAGCACAGGGCGCTATACCTACCTGGCTGTCGTGCGCCACTACCGTGATCTGCAGGAGGCGGGCGCGCGTGGCCTTGTGTTCATGCCCAGCTATAGCTGGCACATGATCCAGTTCATTGAGCGGTTCTTTGTGCATATCAAAGGTCCGCTGGCTGGCAAGCCGATCCTGCTGGACCCGTGGCAGAAGTTCTGGACTGCTGTGAAGTACGGCTGGCGTCATGCGGACGACCAGCGTAGGCGCTTCACACGGGCATATGAGGAGGTCGCGCGCAAGAACGGCAAGAGCACGTGGACCGGGCCGCAGGGTGCCTATCTGTTCTCCATGGACGGAGAGGCCGGCGCAGAGGTGTACGCGGTGGCGACCACCCGCAAACAGGCCATGTCGGTTTTCAAGCCGGCATTCGACAACATCAAGCGCTGGGCGCGTCGGTCTCCGGGCGTGAAACGCAGCTTCAAGATCCATGAGGGCTTGAACCAGGAAAGCGTCCAGATGGACGCCAGCGTGTTTGCTCCGCTGCCCGCCAATGCCGATAGCCTGGACGGATTGAATCCTTCCGCTGTTCTCTTTGATGAACTGCATGCCCAGGCTGACCGGGACGTGTGGGACGTCATGGAGTCAGCCCTTGGCGCTCGGCGGCATCCGTTGTTATCGGCCATCACAACGGCAGGCTTCATTCTGAATGGCATTTGTGTTGAGGTGCGCGGCTACCTGGTCAGTGTCCTGGACGGCAAGCGCCTGGATGATGACCTGTTTGGCTACATCTACACGCCGGATGTGGGCGATGACCCCTACGACGAGCGCAACTGGATCAAAGCCAATCCTGGTCTGGGTCGGAGCAAGACATGGGACTACATGCGCGCTCAGGCTCGAAAGGCCAAGGCTTTGCCGGGCGCGCGTGCCAACTTCCTGACCAAGGATCTGAACATCTGGTGCAACAGCGCCGAAGGCTGGTTTGACATCCAGGTATGGGACAAGGGCGGCAAGCCATTCAATCGCGAAATGCTCAAGGGTCGGCGCTGCTTCGGCGGCCTGGATCTGGCCAGCGTGCGCGACCTGACGGCGTTCGTGCTGGTGTTCCCTCCGCTTGAGGGAGAGACAACGGTCCACATCCTGGCGTGGTTTTGGGCGCCCGAGTCCAAGCAGGATGAGGAGGCAGATGACGAGGCCAACTATCGGCAGTGGGCAAAGGAAGGCTGGCTCACGCTCACGCCCGGCAACGTTACTGACTACGGTGCGGTGCATGACGTGGTCGTGCAGGCCGGCAAGGACTACGAAATCGAGCAACTGGGCTTTGACGACTGGAACGCCCAGCAACTGGTCAACGATCTGCTGGCTGCGGATCTGCCCATGGTCAACATTCCGCAGAACACGGGCGGGATGGGGCCCGGTAGCAAAGAGCTGGAGCGCTTGGTCTATGGCGGCCTGCTCGCCCATGGCGGCAATCCGGTGCTGCGCTACTGCGCGGGCAACGTTTCGCTGCTGTTCGATACCAATGGCAACTACCGGCCCAACAAAAAGGCCAGCAAGGAAAACGGCCGCATTGACGGCATCGTGGCCGCAGTGATGGCCCTGGGGCGTATGGCTGCACCTGACGACAGCGGGGACGAGGACGGTTTCTTCTCCAGCCCAACAACGAAATGAGCGATCAATGAAATCACAACTGCATCAGCGGCGGCATGGCCGCGTACGCGCTGCTGTCGATGCGCTGCTGGGCAAGTCCGTGAGCATCAGCGACGCACCGGGCACAGCGGCCATCTTCGGCGTGGATCTCGATACGGGCATGACAGTCAGCCCGCGAACGATGCTGCAGCTCTCGGCTGTCTGGTCGTGCGTGCGGCTGATTGCCGAGACGATTGCCACGCTGCCTCTCAGCATCTATGAGAAGGACAGCAAGGGCAAGCGCGTTGCTCCCCAGCATCCGCTGCACCTGATCGTGCACGACATGCCGAACCCGGATGCGACAGCGGCGGTGTTCTGGGAATCCATGGTGGCCGCCATGTTGCTGCGCGGCGCTGGTCGGGCTGAGCGCCTGGAGTTCAACGGCCGCCTGGTCGGCCTGGTGTACCTCGACCCTGACCGCCTGGCGCCAAATAGAAAGGATGGCAGCGTCGTCACCGAGTGGCGCTATAGGGACAAGCGGAATCGGCAGCGGCTGATTCCAGCCAGCAAGGTGTGGACGGTGCCCGGCTTCTCGCTGGATGGCGAAAACGGCGTCAGCGTCGTGCACTACGGCTCTGCGGTGTTCGGCCAGGCAGGCGCTGCAGAGCGCGCTGCCAGCCGGGCATTCCGCAATGGGGCGTTGCAGAACCTCTACTACTCCTTTAAGGAATGGCTCACTGAGAAAAGGCGAGATGAGTTCCGCGAGAACGTCCTGGGTCTAATCGATCAGGGCAAGACGCCTCTTCTGGAGGGGGGTATCGAAGCCAAGACGCTGAGCATCAATCCCAAGGATGTCCAGTTGCTGGAGTCTCGTGGCTGGAGTGTTGAGGAAATCTGCCGCTGGTTCCGCGTGCCCCCTTGGATGGTTGGTCATACCGAAAAGGCCACCAGCTGGGGCAGCGGCATTGAGCAGCAGATGATTGCCTTCCTGGTCTTCACGCTGGCGCCCTGGTTGCGCCGCATTGAGCAGTCGATCAGCAAAGACCTGCTCAACCCCGCTGAGCGGTTGCGCTACTACGCCAAGTTTGCTGTAGAGGGCCTGCTGCGCGGCGACAGTGCGGCGCGTGCTGCGTTCTACGGGGTGATGGTCGACAAGGGCATCCTGACCCGTGACGAAGTGCGTGAGCTGGAGGACCGTGAGCCTATGGGCGGCAATGCCGCCGTGCTGACCGTGCAGTCAGCCATGACGACCCTGGACGGCCTCGGCCAAGTAAACCCTGATGCGCAGGCGGTGGCGCTGCTACGGCAGCTGCTGGCTGCTGAACCTGAGCCCCTGAAAGGCTAAACACCATGAGCATGAAATCCCTTCCGGGCGCCCCAACGGGCCGCCCGAGCGCCGGCGTGCGCAGCGAAATCCTTCCCCGTGCATTCGACCGCTGGAATCCTGGCGTGCAGGCTGCGGTTGATGACGGTGAGGATCGCAGCATCAGCATCTATGACGTCATCGGCTACGACTACTGGACGGGCGATGGCGTGACGGCACGGCGAATCGCCGGGGCGCTTCGCTCCCTTGGTGCCGGCCCTGTCACCGTGAACGTCAACAGCCCCGGCGGCGATGTCTTCGAGGGCTTGGCCATCTACAACCTGCTGCGCGAGCACCAGGGTGAAGTGACGGTCAAAGTGCTGGGCCTGGCCGCGTCGGCCGCCAGCATCATCGCCATGGCCGGCGACACAGTGCAGATTGCGCGGGCCGGCTTCTTCATGGTGCACAACGTCTGGACCGTGGCGGCAGGCAATCGCAACGATTACCGCGAGCTGGCCGACTGGCTGGAGCCATTCGATTCGGCCCTGGCCGATATCTATGCGGCGCGCACCGGCGCTGATGTGAAAGCCATGGGCAAGCTCATGGACGCGGAGTCCTGGATCGGTGGCAGCAGCGCCATAGACCAGGGCTTTGCTGATGAGCTGCTGCCATCCGACCAGGTCAGCCAGGGCGGTGCCAAGGCACAAGCCAATGCCGCTCGCCGGCTGGAGGCCGCTCTGCGTGCCAGTGGCCTACCCAAGTCCGAGGCCATGCGTCTCATCAGCGAGTTCAAGTCCGGCGTGGGTGACCCCGCCGGCAGCGGTGAGGGAGATCCCACCGAGCGCGGCTCACCAACAGCTGCTTTTGCCACCGGTGGAGCGTCCGCACTGTCGGGTTCTCTTGCCAATTGCTTCGCTTCACACTGAAAGGTACTACCGTGAAAAAGTCTCGTTTTATCTCCGTCGCGGTCCTCGCCGCACTCACCGTCGCATCTGTGGCCGCTCAGGCTGCTGGCGTGGATGTTCCCGGCTTCATCGCTGCTCACCCCGATGTCTTCGCAGGCCTGTCGATGCTCGGCTTTGCCGGCTCGGTCAGCGTGGAGCAGGAATACAAGCAGGTCCAGGCGGACCTGAAAAGCGTGGGCGACCAGCTCAAGGCCTACGCGGAAACAACCCAGAAGGAGCTGAAAAATCACGGCACCATGACGGCCGAAACCAAGGCCAGCGTGGACAAGATGCTGGTGGAGCAGGGCTCTTTGCAAGCGCGACTGCAGGCCGCTGAGCAAGCGCTTGCCAGTCTGGGAAATGGTGGCGGCGGTGCTGGCCGCCATCAGACTCTGGGCGAGAAGGTCGTCAACAACGAAGCGTTGATGAGCTTCAACCCCGAGTTTCGCGGTGCTGTTGCGGTCAAGATCGGCTCTATCCATAACGCGGTGTCTGGTGCTCCAGACTCTGCGGGTAGCCTGATTCAGCCCACTCGCGTGCCTGGCATCGTGGCTCCCCCTCAGCAGCGACTGTTTGTTCGCGATCTGCTGAACTGGGGTACTACAGCCTCTCCCGACGTTGAATATGTTCGTGAAACGGGCTTCACGAACAACGCCGATGTCGTTGCCGAGAACCCGACCAATCCGAAGCCTCAGTCTGATATTGTTTTCGAGATGGATTCGTCCAAGGTGGCGACCATCGCTCACTGGATCAAGGCTTCCAAGCAGGTCCTGTCTGACGTGCCCATGCTCCAGGCCTATATCGATGGGCGCCTGATCTACGGCCTGAAGCTGAAAGAAGAGGCTCAACTGCTCAAGGGCTCCGGTGTCGGCCTGAACATCAATGGCATCTGGACCCAGGCTTCGGCTTACTCGAATCCGGGCGTCGTCGTGCAGGATGAAACCATGCTGGACCGTCTGCGCATCGCGATGCTGCAGGCGGAGCTGGCCGAGTACACCGCCGACGGTATCGTGCTCAACCCCATCGACTGGACCCAGATCGAGCTGACCAAGACCAAGGACAACGCCTACCTGTTCGCTACGCCGCACGGTCTGGCCGTGCCTGGTCTGTGGGGCCGCCCCGTGGTCTCCTCGCAGAGCATGACCAAGAACGAATTCCTGACCGGGGCCTTTGCACTGGGCGCTCAGGGCTGGGACCGTGAAGACGCGAACGTATCTGTGAGCAACCAGGACGGCGACAACTTCGTCAAGAACATGGTCACCGTCCTGGCCGAAGAGCGCGTCGGCCTGACGGTCTTCCGCCCTGAAGCTTTCATCAAGGGCAACTTTACGGGCGTTGGTCCCACTCCCACCCCCTGATTGAAGCGGTAGAGCAGTGCACACGTGTGCACTGCTCACAAGTACAGGAGAGTTTCATGAAACAAGTAACTGTGAAGGCCGTGGCGGGCTTTGAGCACAACGGCCGCCGAAATCCCGGCGATGTCTTTTCGGTCAGCGAAATGCATGCCGCTCAGCTCATTGCGAAGGGCTTGGTCGACATTGCTGAGGAGGACGGCACAGGCGAATCCACGGATACGCTGACGCCCGAAGCGCCCGAAGCGCCCGAAGCGCCCGAAGCGCCCGAAGCGCCCGAAGCGCCCG